GTACAAGCGTCAGCGTTAAAGACATTTGATGTCTGCCACCGCTGAATGTGTGCGTATCGCTGTCGATATAGTATGATGCGGCAATATCAAGCGGCTTCAGCACACAATATACGCACCGCCCTGAGATAAGCTCGGAATTGCCGTCAGCGGTGACCGACAAGCTGACAGACGGCTTCCCTTGTTCGTCAAGCAAAGACTTAGCCAGCTCGTATATTTCACCTTCGCTTGCATCGTCGTTTGTACTTTGGCTGTCCTGGAACACGCCTATTTTTGTTTCAAGTGCGGTATTTGCTTCCTCTGCCACTGCCACATTATCCTTAGAGTACAGCTTAACTCGTGTCTTTATCTTCTCGATACTGCGAGTATATGTATACGCTGATATGTTGCGACCGCTTTCTATCATCCACTCGACAAGATGTTCCTTACGCTCAATAAGGCTTAATTTGCCCTTGCTTGCTACAACGGAGTGCTTAATGCCAGTAGCCTTATATTCTTCCTCCATTGCCGTTGTAAGCACATCATAAGCCGTAGAGTTCTTCTTGACGATAGACTCTATACACGCCGATGAGGAGCATACGCTATCATACGGAACACCGTAGCGACTGCATACATCGATAAAAATTTCCGACAGAGTATATCCCTCATAAACAAACGTATCTTTATTGTTTGACAGGTAAATACCCAAATCATAAGCCGTGACGGTCATAGAGTTGCCACGGCTTTCTGATATTTTCGTTATGATACCCTGGAAAATTTCTTTTTCATCATACAGTATGCAATGCCAGCCTTCTTCAGGCGATAGCTTAAAATTAGCATTTCTTGTACGGTCGTTCAGCATTGTAACTGTAACAGATCGGCTCGCACTTTCGTTTTTTCCCGACCACTTAACGCTTGAGGTAGCTTCTGTAGCGTCAAAGACTTCGCTGTCGTGGTTCACGAAATATAGTTTCATGTACGCTTCTCCTTATGGTATTGCTAATACCTGCCCCGTGTGTATGGTGTACTTAGAGCCCTTTTCGTTTTTGTTTGCGGCATCTATCGTTGACTTGTTGTATTCGTACAGTTCTTTATATCGCTGTCCGTCCCCAAGCTGATAGTATGCGATACTGTATAAGCTATCATTGTCCTTCACCACATAAGTTGCACTGCCGACGGTGTTATCGACACGATTAGTTTTCGTGCCTACAGCGACAGTCTGCGCATTTATTGTGATTTTGGTTTTCAGCTTACGCACTTTGATTTCCTTGTATTCTTTCAGCGCTATGGAGTAATATATTGTACCGACATCTCCGCCTTTTTCCGTTACGGTAAAGGAGTCAATCATGCAGTACATATTTATTCCACAGCCGGACACCACCAGTCTGACAGGTTTATTGCTCGCTTTCCACTTGCGTATTTTGTTGACAAGCGAGCGAGGAGTATTCTTTACTTTTATGCCCGGAAAGGCTGTAGCAGGAAAGAAAGAAGAAAAACTTATCGTTGCCGCACTTTCAGTTGACGAGGTTACGACCTCGCCAAGCTGAACAATGTCCATAGTCTGAAGCTTGCTTGAATATTTCACTGAAAACTCAGACGGCATGACCGGCAACGTAATTTTTTCCTTAGAGCCGTTGAATGACAAGTGCATTGAATACTTAGAACTCATGGCTTTCTTCTCCTTCCTCTACCATTTCTTCTTCCAGCAGAGAAACAAGTATCGGCTTTGCGTATTCGTACATTACCGCTACAATATCATCAACATTTGCATTTCCGTCAACCTTAATCGAGCCTTTACCACCAAAATCAATAACGATTTTACGCTCCTGCGAAGCATACGGAAGAGC